GTCACTAATGACCACCCTCCCGAATTGCTGACAGCAGACAACGCCAAGCAGTACACGGTTGGAAGCGTGTCGGAATCCGTGGTTGCCGACGGCGACAAGGTGCGGGCCGCGCTCATGATCACTGACGCCGAGGCCATCGAGGCACTCGACACCGGAAGGTCAGAACTTTCGTGCGGCTACACCGCCGATGTCGTGGCCGAGTCCGGGGTGTGGGAGGGGCAGCCGTACGACGCAGTGCAGCGAAATATCCGGGGCAACCACGTTGCCTTGGTAGATGCGGGTCGAGCGGGGCCGACCTGCTCAATACGAATGGACGCCACCGACGTGGCACAGGAGATCGCAATGGAAGATGTGGTGATCGAAGTCGGGGGCGCCAAGTACAGCGTGCCCGCAGAGATGGCCGGCGAGCTGGTCAAGATGCTTGAAGGCAAGGGGCTCAAGCCAGCGATGGCCGACGCTGAGAAGCCTGCTGAGAAGCCCTCCGAGGAAATGGCGGCAGTCAAGGCTGATGCTCAGCGCAAGATCGACGCGCTGCAAGCCAAGCTCGATGCCATGCAGAGCGCGACCACGGCGAAGGCCTTACGCGAGTCGATTGCCCGTGAAGTGCGCGAGGACATCGCCGTAACCGAGATGGCCAAGCGGTTCGACGTGGCTGTCTCTGATGCTGACAGCGTCGAGGCAAAGCAGCGCAAGGTGATTGTCAAGATTGACCCTTCCATCAAGCTCGACGGGGAGAGCGGGGCCTATGTTGCAGGTGCCTATGCGACGCTGATGTCTGTCCACGCCGACAAGGTCGCTGCATCCCCCCGCTCCGGTTCGCTGAAGTTCGACGGCAGCGACAACGACGATCCCGCCGCCGCCGCCCGCGCCAAGATGATTGCTCACCTCGACGGAAAGAAGGAGGCGTAAGCCATGCCCCAGACTGATTACTCGACCACGCGAGGGGTCGCCATTGAGGGCGCCCTCGTCGATATCGCAGACAACACGATCGAAAGCCGTGTCAGCACTGACGTTGTGGACATTCCATTCGGCAAGCCAGTGAAAGCCGAGACTGTCGCCAGCGGTGTGGACAAGGCGTGTCTGCTTGCCGCTGCCTCGACGGACACCGTGATGGGCATCGCAGTCTACAGCAACGCCTACGCGAAAGAGGAGTTTGGGACCACTGGCTTGAAGGCTGGCTCCATGATCTCCGTTCTTCGCAGTGGCCGGATCTGGGTCAAGGCTGGCGTGACCGTCGCCGACGGGCAGCGCGCGTACTACCAGACCAGCACCAAGAAGTGGGTCATTGCAGCTGTCGCGCTCGACACGATCGACATGACCGGGCAGGCGGTCTTCCGCTCGTCGGGCATTCTTGACCAGCTCGTACAGCTGGAAGTCGAAATGACCAACAAGCCGTAGTCAGAGGACAACATGAAGACGATCGACAAGTACAAGAATTTCCTGCTCAGCACCGGAGCCTACCGGGCCGACGCGCTTGAAACCATGTTCATCGCGCGCGAACTGGTGTCCGTCGAAGCCTCTGTGTACGAGAAGAAGTACCCGGAGTTCAAGGGGCGGACCTTGGTTCCAAAGAAAGCGCTTCCCGACGGGGCGACCTTCGCATCCTACACCGAACAGGATGAGTATGGCAGCGCGCGCATCATCAGCAGCCGAGCGGACGATCTGCCCCGCGCCGAAGTGAGCCGGGCCGAAACGCTGGTCCAGATCTACACGGTGGCCAATAGCTACGCCTACACCACGATGGAGCTGAAAAAGGCTGCCTTTGCCCGGCAGTCGCTCGACGCTGCAAAGGCGATGGCAGCCCGCCGCATCATGGAGCAGAAGATCGATCTCCTGCTACAGACCGGCGACGCGGCATACAGCATGAAGGGGCTCCTAAACCAAACCGGCACCAACACCTATGTTGTGCCGAACGGAGCGCTGGCATCTCCGCTGTGGGTCAACAAGACCAGCGACGAGATCTTGACCGATCTCAACGCCATGGCCAATGCCGCAAGCAACGCGACCAACGGCATCGAGTACCCGGACACCATGGTACTCCCGATCGCGCAGTATGACCTGATCAGCCAGAAGCCGCGCAGCTCGACGAGCGACACCACGGTCAAGGAGTTTTTCTTGGGGAACTCTCCGAACATCAAGGAGATCATCCCCTGGTGGCCGTGCAAGACCGCTGGTGCTCTCGGTGTGACTCGCGCTGTGACCTACCGAAAGGATCTTGAGGCTCTCTGGTACTACCTGCCGCAGGAGTTCCAGCCGATGGCGCCGCAGCTGCGGGGACTGGAGTACATCGTCCCTTGCACTGCTGATTTTGGAGGCGTGCATGTTCGGCTCCCGAAGTCGATCACCTACGCGGACGGGATCTAGCCATGGCCAAGGTTATCAACCGGAGCGCTGTGACAATCCACGTCGGCGGTCATGTGCTCGGAACAGGCGAGCATGAGATTGCGGACATCGACGCGCTGATCAAGCAACATCCCGGACTCGATAAGCTCGTCGAAGTAGTCAAGCCCGTCGAGCCGGAGACCGAAGCAAAGCCCGCAAAGAAGGAAAAGTAAGCCGTGATCACCTGGGCTGATGTCGTCAACTGCGAACCGCAGGCATCGGGCGTTCCACTGGCATCGCAAACCGCGATTCTGGCGGACGCTCCGATTGAGTTGAATGCGGATGCGTGGGAGTCGAAGATCAACCTGGCGTGGACCTTTTACTGTGCACATCGGGCGCTGCTGTACCTGCAAGGCGTGTCAGGGGCGAGCGGCCAGGTCGAATCCGAGAAGGTGGGCGATGTGGAGCGCAAGTACGCGATTACACAGAACACCACCGGAACAGGATGGAACGAAACCAAGTGGGGGCGCGAGCTTTTGCGACTTCGCGAGGGGGCTTTAAATTGCCGTCTGCCTCTGCTGTGAACCATGGGAAAAGTAACCGACAAGGATAAGGGATGGCGTCGGCTGCAAGAGCTCGCAAAGAGCCTTGCTGCTGATGACGTGCATGTCCGCGTTGGTGTGCTTGACGATGGACGAGCAGGGAGCGAGGTCCGCGAGGACGGCATCACGACGGGTCAGCTTGCCGTTGCGATGGAGTTCGGGACTCCGGCGCGTTCGTGGGTCGGTCTGACCTTCGACAAGGCGCGCTCTGAAGTACAGTCCGATATGCAGCGGTTGCTCGGTCACATTGTCGACGGAAAGATCACGGTAGACAAAGCGCTCAACGTGCTCGGTGCGAAGTACTCGGCAGAGGTCAAGAACACCGTGACCCAAGGTGAGCAGATTCAACCGCCGAACGCACCGAGCACACTTGCGCGCAAGCAAGGCAAGACGCACAACCGGCGCAACAGTAAGGGTCAGTTCGTGAAGGGCTACGGAGCAGCGCTCAGGTATGGCGTCCGCACCCTCATTGACACTGGCCGCATGGTTGGCGCGGTGACATGGGCAACGTTCGGGAGTGGCAGATGAGCTACGCTGACTCCATAACGAGCCTCGCGAACGCTACTTTGACCGCGACCAGGCGGCAAGAGGTGGCACCCGTCAATGGCAGGGCGCAAGCTCCGACCACTACCACGCTCTCTATCCGTGCCAGCGCGCAGCCAACGTCAGGCCGAGACTTACAGCGGCTTGGCGACGGTCGTACCAGTGCAGACCTATGGACCGTCTACACGACGACGCGGCTTTACATAGGGTCAACCGAAGCGGGGACAGAGGGCGGCTACCTGCCCGACCTGATCACGATCGGCGACAAGCAGCATGAGGTCGAGCACTTGGAACATTGGGAAGCGTTCGGAGCGCAGCACTACAAGGCCATCTGTCGGGCGGTGGTGTCGTAATGGACTGGACAGCGATTGAGGATGCTTTGCATGCGTGGGTGGTATCAGCCACCGGGTATGCCGCTGCCCGCGTCCTGTGGCGCGACCAGGATGCAAATGCGAAGGTTGCGGACCGGATCACGCTGCATCTGTCGGGCCCGATTGTGCTTGGAACGGACGAGCTACGCAGCGCGACCGACCTCCTACAGCCGCTCGGGCAAGAGATCACCCTCTCAGTGCAAGGCGACCGAGAGTGGTCCTTGCAAGTCGAGTGCTACACCGGGCAAGTCACAACGTCGAGCGATGCCAAAAGCATCCTGTCGAAGCTACAGACAGAGGGGCAGCTGCCGTCCAAGCTTGCGCTACTTGACGCGCAGGGCATCACTCTGTTCGACCTGGGCTCTGTCCAGTACACGCCAGAGATCCGAGAGGTAGCTTATCAGGGGAGGGCGCTGCTGCTTCTGCGCCTCTACAGTCGCGACGTGGCCAGCGAGAAGACCGGCTACATCGCGGAGATCGAAATCACTGACACCGTCGCGGCGGATACCTTCATCGCGCCGTAAGGGGAAGACATGCCGTTATCAGATATCGCCAACGTCTCTATCAGCCTTCAGACCGGAGGGCTTACCCAGCAGGGGTTTGGTACCGGGATGCTTCTCGGCTACCCGACCGGCTGGGTCGAGCGCAGCCGCACCTATTCGTCAATTACGGGCGTCGCTGCGGACTTCGCGACAACCACGCCGGAGTACAAAGCTGCAAACGCCTACTTCTCGCAGACCCCACGCCCCGAGCAACTCGTCATCGGTCGGGGCGCCCTCAAGCCGACGATGATTTTCAAGGTCACCGTCGCGTCTGTGCTCAACTCGCAGAAGTACAGTTGTGTCTTGGCTGGCACGCAGTTCGATGTGACCAGCGACGCCAGCGCGACCAATGACGAAATAATCATCCTGCTACAGGCCGCTCTTGCTGCGGCTGCGACGGCGGCAGGATTCACGGCGGCAATCGGCGGCGCCGGCCCAAGTACCTTCCTGACCCTCACCGGCAACGCGGCGGGGAACTGGATGAGCTTCTATGTGACCGACCCCGCGCTCCTGACGCTACAGCAAACGACGGCAAACCCAGGAATCGCGACCGACCTCGATGCGATCGTGGTTGAAAACAACGACTGGTATGCGCTGATGACGCTCTACAATTCCAGCGCGTGTGTCCTTGCGGCGGCGGCATGGACCGAGAGCAGAGACAAGATCTACGGCGTACAGGTGCAAGACTCCGAGTGCGCAACGGTTGCAGCCGGCATCGCCACCGACATCAGCAAGGCGCTACAGACGGCGGCCTACTTCCGCACCTGGGACATGTACCACCCGGACAACGGGCAGTTTATCGATGCTGCCACCTTCGGGCGCTTGCTGCCGTACACCCCCGGTTCGGAGACGTGGCGCGGCAAGACCCTCGCGGGTGTGTCGGCCATGGGTACAGTGCCTCCGTACAAGCTCACCGAGACGTGGCGACAGAACCTCATCGCCAAGAACGCGGGGTATTATTACACCTTGTTCGGGCGTAATATCACCGCCGAGGGGAAGGTCGCGGCTGGCGAGTGGATTGACACCATCCGAGGGCGCGACCGACTAAAGGCTCGGATTCAGGAGGCCGTCGCCCTTGTGGTAATGAACTCCGACAAGGTTCCCTACACCGACGCCGGTATCGGGAAGCTCGACAACGCGATTCGCGGCTGTCTGCGGCTGTCGGTGGGCGATGGATTCTTGACCGACGCATACACCGTTGTAGTCCCAACGGCGGCCTCGCAGGCGCTGGTTGATAAATCGGCTCGCATCCTGCGAGGGTACTCCTTCACGGCTCCCATCGCGGGCGCGATTCACGTCGTGTACATCACCGGGACGCTCACCAACTAGGAGCGACCATGGCCACTTCTACATGGGATTTTAAAAAACTGATCTTCTCGTTTGCTGGGCAGACGATCACCGGCTTTAGAGGAGACATCTCGATCAATCACAGCAGCGGGGAGGATTCCGTCACAAAGGAGGTCGGACACGACGGGGAAGCCGTTTTTGTTTTCCGAAACGACGACTCCGGAAGCGTGACCTCTGAGCTTATGGCGTCGGCTGCAAGTAACGATTTCCTGTCAGCAGCCATTGCGGCGAAGCTCGTGGGACCGCTGCTCATTCGAGACATGAACGGGCGCACGGTATTGGAGGCTCCCTCGGCGACAGTTGCCAAGCTGCCAACGGTTACGTATGGCGCGGAGATGTCAGGACGTGAATGGAAGTGGGTGTACGCAGACGGTAAGTTTGTCTGCGGCGGATTGGCACAGGTGTCCTAATGCCCAGAGATCCACAGACCCGCGTAATCGACGGTCACACCGTCCAGGTACAAGCGCTCCCAGTGTTCAAGGGGCAGAAGCTTTTCGTGCGCCTACTCAAAGCGGTGGGCGGGTCGTTTGGCCCGGCGTTTGCCGCGCTGGCGTCATCGGGCTCCAAGGGGCTCGGTGATATCGACCTGGCGCAGCACTTGCCGACGATGTTCTCAGCTCTCTCTCCTGAAGAGATGGAAGGGATCACACGCGAGTTGCTGACCGGAGCGGTTCTTGACCCATACGGAAGCCCACAGAACCTGCTCGCGGTCTGCGACCTGGTTTTTCAGGGGTCCGTATTGACCCTGCTCAAGTGCGCGCTGTTCGCGGTCGAGGTCAACTTCGGTGATTTTCGAGGGATCGTGGTCGGGATGCTCGACGACGCACGACGGAAGGCGCAGAGCAAGGAGAGCCCCTCACCGGGATCGAATGGTTCGCCGACGAGTGGCCCATCTGGCGGATCGTCCACGCCAAGCTAGCCACACTCCGCGAGATTGGGGAGTATTGGTCGCTTGGCGATGTGCGCAAGGCAAATGACCTACTTGACGCCTACGAGGGCGCAGAGCGTAGGATGCGCAAAAAACAGGAAAGGAGTCGGCGTTGATAGTCCGTGAGCTGTTTGCAAAACTTGGGCTCAGTGTCGACGCTGCCTCTTTTGCTGTCGCGGATCACATGCTGGGCGCGGTCAAGTCCGGCCTCGGTCTGCTTGTGAGCGGCGCGGTCAAGGCGGGCGAAGGGCTGGCGGAGATCGTTACCAAGACGGTCGAGACGGCAGGTGCGCTCAATGACACGTCGGTCGCGTTGGGCGTTACCACCGACGCGATCCAAGAACTGGGCTATGCCGCCAAGCTCAACGGCTCATCTGTCGAAGGGATGAGCGACGGACTCCGCAAGCTCTCAATCAACATGGCGGCGGCAGCGGGCGGGAGCGAGGAGGCGGCGCAGACCTTCCGCCGGCTGGGAGTGCAGATCTCAGCAAACGGCAAGCTCCGCGATGCCGATGCTGTGTTCGGCGACCTAGCTGAGAAGTTCAAGGCGATGCCCGACGGAGCGCGGAAGGTAGCTACTGCGGTCGCTTTGTTCGGGAAGTCTGGGGCTGCGCTCATCCCGACGCTAATGGAAGGCAGAGACGGGCTCGCGACACTGCGCCAAGAGGCGCGCGACCTTGGCATAGTGCTAGACACCAATACGATCAAGGCCGGCGACGATCTCGGCGATACGTGGGACAAGCTCAAAGCCGCAGCGGACGGGCTCCGGTACTCAATCGGCGGGCCGCTGCTGTCGGGATTCAAGGAACTGTTAGATTCCATGGTCCGGTGGATCAAGGCAAACAGAGAACTGATAGCTCAGCGCTTGCGCTCTGTAATGCGGGGCATCGCTGGAGCAATCAAGGCCGTCGGGGTCGGTTTGGATTTGGTGTGGCGTGCGCTCAACTTCGTGATCGCCCGGTGGAAGCTGTTCGCCGCGCTTATCGTCGGTTCGCTTGCAGCAATCGCAATTGCAAACGCGGGGGCGGTGATTTCTTTTATCGCGCTCGGGGCCGCCGCGATCGGATCGGCGATAGCTGCTGCTGCGGCTTGGGTTGTGGCGGCGGCCCCGTTTATCGCACTTGCTGCCTTGATTGCGATCGTGCTCCTGGCACTTGAGGATCTGTGGGTGTTCCTTCATGGCGGGAAGTCGCTCATCGGCGATGTCGGGAAGGAACTTGCCAAGCTCGTATCAGACTTCATCGATCAGGGGCCAAAGGCCGGCGAACACTGGATGCTCAAGATCCTGCGCTCGGTGCTGATCTACCTGCGTGCCGTAGGAAGAGCTTGGGAGTTCATATTTGGGAAGATCTTCGACGGTGTTTCATGGATGGCAACCAAGATTGACGGTTTGATAACGCGACTCGATATGCTGGCACGCATTGCCAATGTGAAGTGGGACATCACAGGCAACTTAAAGCGGGGCGGCAAAACAGTGCTCGGTGCCCTGGACTCTGCTGGGGTCGCGGTCGGAAACGCAGCGGAAGGCGCCTCACAACTGTTTGCACCGAGGGCTCCGATGGTAAGCAGCGCTCCGCAGGTCGCGCAAAGCAAAGTCGTCAACGCTTCCTACGCTCCGACGATCGTACAGCAGCCGGGACAGAGCGGAACTGAGGTAGCCGGGGAGTCGCAGCGCCTGTTTACGGAGTGGATGTCCTCGCAGGTTGAGAGCGCATCCGCAGCCGTGGGAGCCAAGTAATGGCTACCGAAAAGTACACCGGGCCGACACTCATCGGGGATCTTGCGCTCGACTGTACTGTCACCGAGACACACACGGCAACCTCGACCGTAACAGAGCATCCCGTCGAGAGTGGCGCAAACATCACGGACCATATCCGCCCCGACCCGGTGCAGCTCTCAATCACGGGGATCGTGAGCGACACGCCGATCGGGTCGAGGCAGGTGCAGCGCTCAATCGAGGTAGGCGGCGCATCGGTGCAGGTTACGCAGCAAGAGCCACCAAGCAGCGCGACCGGCTTTGGACAGGCCGCACGGGCGAAACTGGAAGCGCTTCGGGACGCAGCCAAGCCGATCAAGGTTGTGACCCGTGACAAGACGTACGAGAGCATGGCGCTGGTGTCGCTATCCTTCCCAAAGGAGGCCAAGACCAGCGGCGCTCTGTACTTCACCGCGCAGCTCAAGCAGGTTAGGATCGTCTTCAACCGCTCGACGAGAATTGTCGTGGCGAAGGCCCCGAAGTCACACAAGAAACAGGACACTGGAAAGCAGCCGACGGCAGAGCTTGCGAAGCCTAAGAACTACTCCAGCGAAGCCCGTGACATAGCTGGCGATGCTGGGGTCAGCAAGGCACTCGACCAAATCAGCGGCCTTCGCTCGTCATTGAGGCTTTAAGATGGTCGAAATTCCACTACGCTCCGACCTCCCACACTTTACCGTTGTCGTCGAGCTTGACGGTTTGATCTACCGTCTGGAGTTCGCGTGGAACACCAGAGAAGCGGCGTATTACATGCACATGTACGACGCCGAGGAATCGATCATTCAGGGCTCCCTGAAGTGCGTAGTCGGCTGGCCTATCGGCGTGCTGCAATGCACAGACCCGCGTCGACCGGCTGGCATGCTTGTGTTCGTGGACTCGGCAAACTCCGAGCGCGACCCGGTTTGGATTGACGGCAAGGACCTCTACAACCTGGACACTG